GGCTTCTTTATTCTTTTTACTTTTGCGACTGTATCTCTAGCATCTTTCTCCGTTGCATATTTTATAGAAACTGTATCTTTAGGATTTTCATCCGTATAAAGCCTACGACCACTTTTTTTAGGTTTTTTACCAGTTCCTATTTTAGGATCAGCCATTATCTACCTTTACGTTTACCGCCCTTTGATTTTTTAGCATAGTTTGGATCTTTACAATACTTAGATGCTGCAAGATTTGCATACGCTGAAGGGTATGTATCAAACGTTCTTTTCGCCCACGCTTTTCCTTCTGGACAAATCTTACTACCTTTTGATTTTGCAGAAGCTTTTCCACCTTTTCTGTAATAAGTTAAGCCTTTTGGCATTTTATTCTTTGAAGGTGACTTGGAAACTTGTTGTCGCATTTGTGCCCTCGAGATTGCCATAATTTCTCTCCATATGTTCTTTGATGAAACTAATTTGAGAGGCCATAACCTCTGTTCTTTTATCCACTGCAATAAGGGTTTTAGTGACCCAATCAGCCCAACTATAGCCAACACCGCCAACACCGATGATGAAAGCTGTTATAAGAGCTATTGTGACTTGTCTGTTCAACACTTCCACCTTTTCCTCGCTTGTCTTAATCTTGAGTTAGGATTCTTTGCAGCTTTTGGAAACTTTTTCATTTGACCTGCGGAACGAGCGCAAAATGACTTACGCCTTTTTGCAGCTTTACTTCCTGGCTTTACTTTACCAGTAACAGCCGTTTGCAATTTAGATCCTGGGTTTTTGCGTCTATAAGCAGCAACACCAGCTTTAGTCATTCCCGCCCCTTTTTTTGTGGGGCGGAAATTTTTCTTGTTTCTTGCAGGCATTTTGTCTCTTTTACGAGCCATATTGCACCTTTAAGATAGGAAGATCGTCAGTTGATTGTTACTTCCTGTAAACGCACTAACAAACGCACCACTTGTGGCAAGTATTCCATTATCTGGGATATTTAAATGATGCAAACCTGTTGGAAAGGTTTGAGTGAGTAACGTAGCACCTGAACCACTTCCATCTTTAATTGTAAAAGCTCCTGCCGCGTCTGCAAATATTACAACTTGACGAATGCGTGAACGTGCGGGGCCAACAACAGCCGCAGAATCTCCTTGCGTAAAATTAAATGCTTGTACTGGACCTGCCATACTAGCCTCCTATTACGCTAGGTTATTGTTTTGCTGATACAGAATTGTAAAACGAACCAAACCCGCATTTGTTGAAGCAGAAGCAGTGACAGTTAAACGAATATCCGCTGTTCCTGTATCTTGCCATGCTAACGCCGCACCTGCTTGTGTAGTCGGATATTTGCGTCCTGCATCTGTTCCACTTGCAAACGTGTTCAAAATAGTTGCCGCGCCACCTACGGTATCACCAACACTCAAGTTTGTTGAAGTATTAGCCGCCGTGATAACATCAATAACACAGTCAATAATTTGAGAGTTTGCAGGAATTACAACGTCAGTGACTTGTGCAGCTACTGCTCCGCCAGATAAATCCACTGAAAATGTTTGAGCCATAACGACTTGACCAGTGTTTTTAATATCTGAACCAAGGGTTGTGCCCGTAGTTTCTTTGATGGTGCCTGCTTTAATAGGACCAGAAAAAGTTGTCGTACCCATGTCGATCTCCTGTCTTGGGTTGAGTCAGTCGCCCCATGCGACTGTCAGGGATAAACACACAATACCACATATTTAATAAAAAGAAAGAGGCGACTCGCGCCGCCTCTAAGTTTAAGGAGCAAAAACATGAAAAATGTCTACGCCTTATGTTAGCACAAATTATGCTCCAGGGGAACCAAAAACACAACGTGGGTCGCTAAAGCCAAAGCTATAACGCTCACGAGCCTTGAATCTCATGTTACCTGTGTCAAAATCTGCCTCCATATTTGTTCTCATCGGAGAACGCTCAAAGTGCTTAAAGCCATTTGGAGCGTCTGTTTTAATGAAGAACGCATCTGGGTCTGTTAAGAAATGGTTAACAGTGTAACCTTCTGGCAACATACCCATGTTACGGACAGCATTAATATCATTATCGGCTGTGCCAACACGAAGAGTTGATTCCAACAAACGATCTGCAACAAATTGCAGTTGTGGTGGAATAATCAACTTAGTGCCACGCATTGCGACAATCATATTACGCTCATCAACGAATGTTGAGATGTCAATAAGAGCATTCTCAAGTGAAGTTTCGTTGAGGTCAGCAGCAGTCGATGGCTCATTACGGAATGTGCCTCCGCCTGATAGTGGGTGTGCTGTTGAACATAATTCAACACCGTCACCACCTGTGAAGTTGTTGTCAAACGCATTATTAAGCGTTGCAGCAGCTTTCACCTGCTTTGTGTGTGCCATTGAACGAGCCAAAGCCTTTGTATAACGAGCGCCAAGGCGATCATACAAATTGTCTTCAACAGCTTCTTCAGTTAGTGCAAATGCAAGTGCAACTGTTTCGTGTGAGTAACGAGCAGTAAACGCTTCATTTGCATTGTCAAACTGCACTCCTGCACCTTCGCTTTTGGTTGGAGCATTACCGAAGCCAACAAGCATTACCTCTTCTTCAAAAGCACGATCAGATGCTTCTGTTTCATAGATTTCTGCATGTTCACCTTCGTAACGGTCATATTCCATACCAAACAAAGCGTTAAGCCCAGGCTCTAGCTCTTTGACGAGTTGGGATCTTGATATAGCCATAACTCAGTCTCCTTATGCTAGACCCGCAGTGCCAGCACTGAACAGGTGGTTGTTAATTTTGACAATTACGTTTGTATTTGCCGTTGATGTATCGCTATTCTCAGGATCTTGAGAAATGTCGATTGCTTTTAGTGGTAGGGTTGCTACCGTACTATCCGCAGTTCCTACTTCTAGCTCAATACGAGAGGTACCAGATGTGGTATCTCCTGCTGTTGCTAAAATGTCGTAGTTACCTGCCAAGTCTGTTACTGGAAATGCAGCATCAGCTTGGATTTCAAACACTGCATTTGGATCATCAATAACGTTAGCTATAATGTCAGATGCATTTGTGCTTGCTGGATAGTGGTTTGAAAATGTTGGCTTTCCTGTAGTTGGATCAGTAAATTCACAGCCGTTAAAAACGCCTAGAATAAATCCTGAGCCACCTGCCGCAACTCTCTCAATACCGCCACCAGTTACCATTGCAACCAAATCACCTTGAAAAATAGAGGTGTTATAGTTTGCAGCAATTCGGTAACGATTTTGCTGTTGAGAGCTTATACTTGTACGAGCAGGACGAAGGCCAAAAGGTGCGTCTAAATTCGCCATCCTTAATCTCCATCATTTTTAGGTCGTGAGCCGAAACTCACGCTCGATTTACGTTGAGGTGCCATTTTTGGCATTGCTGGATTATTCTCGCGCATCCAATCACGATCAACAGCGTCCATCTGATTTTGTGTAGTCTTCTGGTAATGCTGATTGCGTTGTTCTGCCAATTCTTCTGGAATACGGGCTAATACTAGACCGCCGACACCTATAATGCCTGCGTTGCGCCCTTCATCTACAACTGGACCTGAATACTCTGGATACTCCTCTGCACGAACTAAGTCATATCCTTCTTGCCGTCTTTTATGGACGTTTGTTTTATCATCATATTCCATCACGGATTCTCGAATCCAACGATGTCTGAACCCTAGAGGTGGTTCTGGAGCTTCTAAAGCTGTTCCTGGCCTCCAAACTTTGCGTTCTTGGCTTTGCCGAGTTTGTGTTTCTCGTGGGGTACGATCCGCCATTAGTCTCTCCGATTCTCTAATTTCGCCACTTCAGCGGCGTATTTCTCCAAGGGTATCTTTAACTTGTTAGCCAACGCGACTTGACCAGGGTTTAGATCCACTTGCTTTTTCCGTCCATTTACCAGTGAACGACTACCGTTCCCTGAAGGAGTAACAGATTGGACGTTTTTCTTGTTACTCGCAAACTTATTAGGCATTTCAGAACGCATGCGCCGATCAATTTCCGCATAATATTCATCGGTTGTAGGGTTATACCCCTCTTCCGCAACTAACGTTTCATGGATTGCCCTTGCAGCACCTGTCATAACCTTATCAGAACCAAACCACTTATTTTTTTCTAACCATGACTCTAGCTTTGGGTCACGCTGTGGTTGAGGGGCTTGCTGACGTGGCTGCTGTTGCGCCTGTTCTTGTTGAGCAGCATACTCTTTTGCTTGCTGTTCAGAACGTTGTTTCTGTAAACGAAGACGCTCTTTTTCTATAGCAATTTGTGATATTGCCGTTTGAGCATCTGCTAATTTTTCATAATCACCTGCTTCATGTGCTTCTGCTAATGCACGTTTCGCTTGGGCTTCTTGAGTTGTAACTCTTCCTTCATACTCAGACATATACCCTTTGTCTAAAGTTGAAAGACGTTGTTTGTACTCTTCATTTTGAGCCTGCATTTGTCTTGCATACTCTACTGCGGCAGCAGCTTCTTCTTCAGCTTTTTTTCGTGCCGCAGTTAATTGGCTAATTCTGCGCTGTGGGTCGTTTTTCTTTTTATTAGGAGATTCGTAATCCCTTAATTCTTGTTCATTGCTAGAATCCTCATCAGAAGAAGCTTGCTGCTCCTCTTCAGAAACATCTTCAATAACTTCTGAATCATCCTCTATTTCTACGGATGTTACTTCTTCAATTTCTTTTTCTTGGGCTTCTGCCTGCATAACAAAAACTCTCCTCTGTTATCTTATACATACGAAATATCTTTGGGGTCAAGTATCGTGGCTATAATATTATCGTCATTTATAATACGAACCTCAAGTCCTTCCACTTTAAACCTATTTCCAGCATATCTTCCTATAAGAACCCAATCTTTTTCAGAACACCACGAACCAGTTGGGAACTTCTGGGAGTCTTGGTATGCGTCAGGTCCAAGTTTTACAACATACGCTGCTACCGTTGCGAATGCTTCACGATCTCTAACTTGATCTGGAACATACACACCACCTTTTGTTTTTTCACTTGGGTAATACGGAATGATTAACATTCTGTATCCAGTTGGTTGTGGAAGACGCTCTAATGCTGAAGCCTCCATTTGAGAAGGGTCATTTTCATTCTTGCTTTCTTCTTTATCTTTTCCAAAAGCGGTTTTTATAGATCTGGGAATATTCTCCATATCCTTTGGTTTTACTGCCATGTGGTCAGGTACATATAATTTTTTAGTCATCTGCTAACTCAATATTTTTCATTGCTGTTTTGATTTCTTCTTCCATGAACGTTAAACCTTTTATCTGCCCAACTGCATACCTGTAATCGTCAAACGAGCCAATGTTACCTGTGCCTAAAGACACCTGTATGTCATCACGGCGTTGACGTAACTTTTTGTAGAGGTAATCAGCTAGATTTAGTGCGTCCATGAGGTGTAAAGTATAAAATTTTTAAGTAAACACAAGAAAAAAAATTAAAATAACCTAAAATATTGTTTGATTTATGGGGTTTATTGTGATAGTCTGGGGTTATTACTAAAAAAGATATAAGGAAAAAAGTAATGAAAAATAGTAAAGTGAGTAATAGATCAGACGGATTAGAATTTTTAGATCAGATTTTGGGGCCACTTATTGCGCCTCGTAAAAGACAAAAATCAGAATTGGAAAAAGAAGAAGAAAGAAGAGATAAGAAATATTATATGCGTTTAAAAAGATTGTGCAAAAAACATGGCATTACTTATGAACGCGATTTATCGTATTGGGACTTTTCTCAGCCAATTGGCACAATAGGCGCAAATCAAAATATATATAGTTATGAGACAGCATATAATTATGTAAATGATTATTACAACATGACTGAATCAGAGCAAAAACAATTTAAACAAGATCAAATTGATAACGACCCATATTATTCTGGGCCAACCGTTGAAGAATTATTTCAACAATAAACTATTGTTAAAAAACCCCCTGGAACTTTTGGGGTCTAGCTATTGAGCTAAATCGGCTAACGGTTTTTCCGTTAGCCTTTTTTTGCAGCTTTCTTTTTGGCAGGGGCTTTCTTTTTAGGAGCCGCTTTCTTTTTGGGCTTTTCAACCCACGCTTCGTTTTCTGGGGTGCTTGGGTCATCTGCTATATAATGTCCTTGGTCATTACGGGCGCGAACCATTTCTGTAGCTACTTCTGGATTAGCCATCGCCTCTCTTCTAGCTACTTTCTTTTCTTTTTCAACTTGAGCCATTTTAGCCCTTACACTACTTGTCATTGTCTGACTCCCTTCATTTGTGCGTTGAGAGCCGCAATATCTCTTTGTGTCTGAATACGATCTTCAGCGACTCGTGTTTTATCGGCTAAAGCGTCTTGCTGTAGGTTTAGCCTTTCTTGAGCCAAACTAGCGTCCATCATTTCTTTCTCACGCTCTAGTTCTTGCTTGGCATCAAACTCTGTAGATTTACGTTCCAAATCTGCTGCTTTTAATTGTAGCTCCTGTTGCCTAATTGCAACAAGAGGATCAGTTCCTTCACCCACAGGCTCAACTGTTTGGGTAAATTCTTCAGTGAGTTCTGCAATCAGCATCGCTGCTTGACGTTCAATTGCAGGCTGTAGCATCTGCATAGCTTCTGGATTTTGCTGAACTTCTGGCCCTGCTTGTTCCATAACCATTTGCTGTGCTTGCTGTTCTGCCAACATACCAATGTGTTCTTGAATATGTCCTTGTAACGTTGCCATAGCTTGTGGGTTTGTTTGTACCACAGGCGTTGCCATAATCGCCAAATGTGTTTCCATGTGAGCTTTGTGATCTTGTTGCGGAAACGCTTGAGGCATACCGCCAGTAATCGCAATCTTGTTTTCCATAGCAGCATTGATCGGCATTGGCTGTGGAGGCGGTGGTAATATTGAATCAATATTGTTTACGCCAAGAGCCTCATACATCTTACGATAAGCCTGATACAATCCTTGTGGCCCACCATGAATCTGTGGGTTTGATTGCACTAACTGTAATTGTGTTTGAGCAAGCGCAATACGTTGTGCCATTGAAAAAATATTCGGATCACTGACAGGAAGTACATCAACTCTATTATCAAAGTCTTGTGCAAATATCTCAGGGCCAAACTCTGTTGATGGCATGTATGGATACATCTGAATAGTCTCAGAAAAGACTTTTGACAGTAATTTAAACTCAATCTTTTGCGAATAGTGCATGCGTTTATGGATCGCAGACATAACTTTTGTGCCGCGTTCCATAATAGCCATTGTTGTTCCAACAGGGGTTTCACCGCCCATTTCGGCTATTTTCATGTCTGCCATAGCCGCAAAACGCCGCCCTGCGTCTACGAGAGTACCCAAAAGGTTATACAATGTGCCTGAAGGCTCTTTAAATGGCAAAGGCATCAAAGAAGATCGAATATCAGTGCCTGCAACGTCTAT